AGCCTCTAAGTATTTAGTATCGTTAGCGTTATACTGATCTGATCTAAAGATACTGCTATCAAAGCTAGTTAAATCTGCAAATAGGGCATGATTAGGTATAGCTTTGTTAAAGTAAGAACTTTGATCATCATCTAAATTAGCTATTCCAAAGAAGTCATCAGTAGTATCTACGTAGTCATCAAATATTCTGTTGTAGTTTACTTGTGTAGTTACTGTATCACTATAGTTAGTATGATCTACAAATATATATAATCGAAGTAATAATAACGATATAATATCTAGGGAGCCTACTAAATCAGCTCTTACAATACTAGGGCTAGCTGATAATGTGTCTGAGGTCCTTGGCTGCTCCATAGGGGTTCTATGTGCGTTCCAAACATAAGACATTATACTTCTATTAAAGAAGCTAACTCCGCTAGTAAATGGTTTTGTAGCAGTTAAGCTACTAGTATCTACTGCTGTATTGGTTTCTACAAAAACTTTTGTTGCAAAAGTGCTAAGCTCGTCTGTGTTGCTAGTAGTTTCTTCAAGAGGCTTACTAACAGTTACACTAAATAAATCTATACCGCTACTTAAATCAACTACTGATTTGTCAAAGGCTGCGCTAAACCTATCTGATTTAGATATTGCATCTGCAAATTCTTTTGTTGCTTGTAGGTACTTAGTATCAGAGGTAGTAAGTTCCTCAATTTTTACTAAATTACTACTAATAGTATTAGTATCTAGAGTCGTCGTATAGTCTACAACGACTTTTGTAAATCTTGCAGTTTGGTCGTCGTCCAAATTAGCTGTGCCATAGAAGTCATCAGTAACAGCTACAAAATCAAGAAACTCTCTTCTAAAGTTTGCTACTAATACAACTCTTTCTGTTATCTGCTTTGATTCTAAGAATAATTTTTCTACTGATACTTTTGTATTATCAGTACTACCTACTGGGCTAATAATATTTTTGTTAATGCCTAGGCTAGTAGTGTCAGTGCGTATAAATGTATCTATTAATGGCTTGCCATATGCTTTGGCAAAATCCTCAAAAATACCTGCAGTATCTAGCTTATAGCTGCTCAAACTCTTTGAGAAGTCTTCAGAAATAGTTTTTGTTTCCGAGAATCCTTTACCTATAGAAAAGGCGTGGTAGCTATCACCTATATTTGTAGTATGGCCAGTTATATTAATTTGAGGGTTTGTAAATAATATTGTGTATACAATATTATCACCAATAACTGTACTTCTATCCGGCACATGCCCACCGCCAATTCCAGCCCCTTGAACATTTATTTCTATATCAGGTGACTGACTGATTTGCACACCATATTGAGTTGTGCTAGTGGATATTCCGCTATTCTGATAGCTGGCATTAATTACGGGGGTAGCTACCGTTGCTCTTAGACCACTACTAGCTACGTATATATTTTTAGTAGTTGCCATAATGTTCCTTAGTCTTCAGAGCTAAATGTAGGGCTATATAGTATCTCTACTAAACCTCTAACAGGTTTCCACGTTTTAGGGTAAACTATGTTTGCGCTTTCAGTTACACGTAGTTCAAAAAATCCATATACTGGAGAGGATACTGTGCCTTGCTGTGCCCAAGTACTGCCAAGAGTTTTAGGAAATTGTACGTAAACTCTGTTTACTTCTGTTACAGCCCATCTTGCTACGTCAGTACTTGGAGTAACTGTGCTGATAGTACCTTGGTAACCACTGTTTTGTTTATAGTAAATTCCATTATATAATACTACGTCTTCTACACTATAACTAGTACCAGAAACCCAAGTACCTCTATTAATTGGTACTCTAATGGCAAGTAATGTTGTAACGCCATTAGCTTTAATTGAAGTAGGCTCACTAGACTGATCAACCGTATTATTAGCTTCTACAACGCTTGCTTCGTATATATAACTATTAATTACTGAGGTAATACCTGTAGAAGCTACGTTAGGAGATGCAGCCGGTGTAGTGCCTGGCGTAAATATTGTTACTGCATAAGTACCTAGCCCGCCGTTACCACCAATGTACCCACTAATGTATGTATTAGCTGATATTCCTGCACCTGTTAATATTTGTCCTGGTATAATTGTTCCAGAAACAATGCTTGTCACAGTTAATACGCCACTAACGATTGAACCTGTAAAACTGGCTGGTTGAGCGCCAATAGTGCTTTCTAAAAAACCTAATGTGATTGGGAATTCTAGCTGCTCGCCTTTTACAAAGCTGAATAAAACTGACCCGCCGTCAGAAACTAAGTCATTAATCGGGTCTACTAATCTAGATCTGGCCATTCGGGCCTCCTTCTCTCATTGTTTTAAAGCTACTTACTTCATGAGTAAGAGCAATAACTTCTGTCTGTAATCTTTGGTTTTCTACGGATAGTTTCTGCAACTGTTTATTTAGTGCGATTACTTCATTATGTAGTCTACCTAATTCAACGCTTAAAGACGTATTCTGTTGGCTCATACGCTCTAACTCAGTATGCATAATTTTAATTATAGAATTCTCTGCATCTGTAGTTTGCCAATGTTTTAGCATTTTTTGAACACCAAGCATTACTGCAACAATAGCCAACGCAATTGTACCCAACATTTGAACTAAGGTTTCCGCGGTTATTTCTGGCATTAGATGATCTCCTCACTTCTAGCGGTTAGTTACGCGAAACTAAGCTAGTTTAAATATATTATAGTGTTTGTAACTAGCTTTCTGCTTGTCAAGAAAAAATTTAAACACCTGCGGACATTTTGTATTATTATATCACAAGGGCAGGCTAATGTCAACATAAAAAAATACCAGCCCTAAGGCTGGTATTTTGGATTACCAACCCTTTATATCAAGATTGGTATTATAGTAACTATGGAACTGGTATTGTAAACTGTTAGTGTTACTGCGACCATATATACTATAGCTTTGCGTAACTTCAGGATTGGCGTTATCAGGAAATACGCAATAATATATTAAACCGCTAGAGCCCCAGCTACGCATCAATTTTTGCAATTGTTGACGATCAGTATCAGAGAGATATTCAAGGTCAAACTGCATAGTTTCTGTAATTGGTTTTCTGTCCTCATAAGTGTTACCACTACGTGTTGTAGTGATTTCGCTTAAGTCTTCGTAACCTAGCTGAATACCGCGATTAACTTGGCGCGAACTTTGCCAGTAAGTGCCGCATATAATTCGGGCGCAATCAATGGCCGAAACTGTTGAGCTTGTAAGTGTAATGGTTGCCTTTTTTACTTGATAAGTATTAGATAACCATACACTGGTTTTTGTAGCACCACCAAAACCAAAGTCCACATAACTAGGTAATGAAGACTTGTTGTATAGTGTAGTAGTACGTCCGGCACAAGCCTGTAGGTCTGCTGTTTCATAAAGAGGAATTACGTCAGAATTTTCTGTATATAGCGCTACTTTTATAGTATCACCACCCTGCAAGTTTGTGGCTGGTAGCGCAACACAGTTAATGGGCTGCGGCGTACTCCAATTTAGGGTATACGTCACCGTAGCTAAAGTGCTACGGTGAACGCTGGTCTTTTGAGTGTTTTTAAGGCTACTAACACTAAAACCTGCAGCAGTAGTACTGGCGGTAATAGTTGCCGTATCTGCTAAATTATTATAAATTACACGTAGGTTTGCCATGCTATTCCTTAAACTGAGATGCTAATGTATGGGTTATTGCCGAAGTCCATAACAAAGGTAGCGTTTTGATTTCTAATCTGAGTTCCGACTATTACTGCGTTTGCGACTAATTTATCTGCGGTCACTGTACCTGAAACTAATAAGTTACCATCAATGGCTACTGTTACAACTACCCAGGAGCTACCGTCCCAGAATCTTGTTTGACTAAAGTTACTGCCGTACTGGGTCATAGTATCGTTTGGAACTTTTCCACCATAATTATTGTTAAAATAATTATTAGCTGCGGCGTCACTCCAACTAGTATAGCCACTAAGGTATCTGGTAATACTACCTCTGGTACCACTAGTACCCGGAGCACCATCAGCCCCAATAGTACCTACTGGGCCAAATCTTACGCCTCGAATTTCAGCGCCAACAGTATGAAAACTACTATCAGCATAGAACTTAATGCCGGTACCTTTGTCAACAGTTCTCATTAGAGTACCGTCTTTATAATACTTTACATACCTACCATCGTAAGTTATATTTAACACAGTATTAATACTATAAGTTTGTGGGCCTATATTAATGTTAGTACCGTTTTCGTAGATTGTTAAAGTACCGTCTCCAACACAATACCACGAATGGTCAATAGTATCATAGCTACTACTTTGGGTAGGGTTACTATCTAAACCTACCATCATCCAGTAGCTTGTGCTAACTGGTATGAAAGTTATGTAAGCTCCGTTAGTATAACTTTCTAAAGAATACTTGTGCGAGTTCCAGGTACTATTCGGGAACGAGGCATGGGCTACACGTTTTAACTGTGTGCCTGTAATTACCTCGATAGAATTGTCACCTAACCAAGTACAACTACCTGCAGTTACTACGGCCGTAGCAGCAGAACTAGCGGCATTTGTTGCTGTTGAAGCAGCTGTAGCAGCGCTGGCGGCACTAGCGGCAGCAGCAGCTTCTGCATTACTTACTACAGTAAATACGCTTTGTCCTGCGGCATTAGTAATACTTAGTCCGTTTGAGTCATACTTTAGTTGAGCTCCCGCAGGATTACCCACGCGTAAGTATCCGTTGTTATCTACATAAAAGCCAGCACCAGTAGTTAAGTTACTTGCTGCTCCGCCTTTAATTGATCCAGTAACACTTAAATTACCTGTGTTAGCACTAATTGCTTGTAAATTACCAACTTTTAAGCTACTTACATAAGGGTAACCCCAAGTAGTGTTTCCACCACTGACATAAACACCATCACTTTGATATAGGGTTTCGCCTTCGGCTATTACAGTAGGTGCTGAAAAGTTCCAGGTTTTGCCAGTAAACCAGCTTCCTGCTATAGGTAACCCATCTCCTATAGTAATAGACATGGTAGCAGGACCTGGGGCTGTTGTTGCTAATACGTATGCTCGACGTGCTGATGCACCGTCGGTACCATAATAACTAATTGGTACTATAGTAGCTTGTGTCCAATCAATAGTACTTGTTAACTCAGATACTGCTGCTTGTACAAGTACTTCAGCGGAATATAGCGTGTAGCCAGCTATTCTAGCCGGTGCAGTAAGAGACCAACTGCCTGGAGTAGAATACTCACCTGTATCCCAAGTTAATGTGCTAGTTCCTGAAATACCTGGTATGCTTGCGGCGATGAGATATGCAGTTACTGTTTTGGTTTTTATTACTTCGTTAGCTTCAGTGGTTATTTGTCTTACAGTAGCATTAGTCCAAGTTGCTGATATTTGTGTAGTAACTATGCTTGCTTCAGCAGTAACGCCTTTTGTTACTTTCCAAAGCCCAATACCCACATTACCTGGGTTGGCTATAGGTATTACTTTCCACTGGTCTGTTCCATTATAAACATGAGTATCAGTAGTCCAAGTATATACGCTAGTGCCGCTTGGCAAGGCAGGAATACCTACGCTCCAAATATATAGCGCTAGCTCTTTATTTTGAATACCACCAGCACCTGCTTTAGCTTTAGTAATTGTATACGTTGTATTATAAACTATATTGTTTCTGGTAGCTGTTAAGGTAAAATTATGGGTGTCGCTGGTCCAAGTATTGGGGCCAGCATCTGTTACAGTTATCTTACCTGTAGTATTATCTACACTGACAGTTAATCCATTAGCAGTTTGATTTGCGGGGCCGTATGTAATACCTTCAGTAATTTTTACTACACCATTATATAGTTCTACATAATTATTTGCAGTAGGTAATGTATACCCTGTGCCGTCGTTATATGTAGGTACTAAGTCCAGTGGTTGCTGTACTTTTGCAACCAACTGATTTAGTATTCTAGTAAGTGTGACTGGTGTAGCTGCGTAATTAGATCCTTGCCAATTAACGCTAGCGTTAATTGTAGCAAAGTCATTAATAAACTTAGAAGGGTCTATTATTAGCTTGTTAGGGTCTAGCGGGTCTACTGTGGGTGCTTCTGTAAACCCAGAAGTACTAAATACTACAGTGCCTTCTAGTTTCCCTACCAAACTTGCAGTTACAGTTACTTGCGCTGGTTGAGGTAGGTTATCAGTACCATACTTGAACTGTAGACTTGAAGCGCTTAGTACAAGGTAGTTAGCACTAATTTGAAGTACTCTCGGCTCTGTACTTTGTAGCGTAAGGTCTCTGGAATTAATTGGTGTATTCATATTATACTAATACTCCTATGTTTACTAATCCAGTAGTCCAATTTCTTGTAACTGAATATACTAAGCCTAATTTACCACTAGATAGGCCGAATCTTGCAGAGGATATTTGTACTGTATCACCTAGCTGAACAAACATTAGGTGTGGTAAATAGTCTGCACTTACAATATATCTTTGGTCTTGCCATAGTGTAAGTCTTTTTGAAGCTTCTGCTTCTGCTCCAGAAGTAGTAATTAGAAGGGTTTCTTCTTCCGTTACGCTACCACTATCACGATATAAGCTCTTTTTAGTAGAATTAACTTGGTCAACATATAGCCACTGTTCGTCAAACTTACTGGCAGGATTTAACCCGCCAGAGACATTTGCTTGTACTGTATAATTCTTACAATAACCGAGCTTAACACTAGGCTTTACTGGGAACATTTGTGTAATACTAAGTGAGTTAATAACCATGTTATTATCGTCTAAATAATATTTTGGCGTTCCTGTTGGTTGTTTAATTTCTACCAAGCGTAATTTACTGTTGCTTACAACCCCATCAGTTACTACAATTGACGGACATATTAAATTAGCGTTTAAGCTTTTTGCAAGCTGGTTACACGCATCTAATATATTTGTTCTCTCGTTACAGTAAAATCCAACAGGGCTAGTATTAGTGAAATCATCAAAACTAACTTCTGAGTCTGTGAATCGATTTTCAACAGTTCCGTATCCAGTTACTAGTTGTTTTATAATTCCTGGTACTGTATTGGTATAAGGAGTTTTTCCTTGGGCACTACAAGTTATAGTTCCAAAAGGTTTAGTAAGAAGTGTAAATGTACCGGTACTATTAGAAGCGGTTACATTAATTGGTACCCCATTATCACGTACTTCAATTAATCCATTAACCTCACCGTCGTGAACCATATAAACTTGGCCAAGACCTGCGGTACTGCCATTGTCCACTAATAGCGGTTGAAGGTTAAACGCTTCACCAAAAAGTTGTGGTAATATAGTACTAAACGTATTTTGAGAATATGCGGTGTCTGCTAAAGTACGCTCGCTTATAGGGTCATTTAGTCGCTGTAACTTATCAAATAGTGTAAAACTTAAACTATTCTCAGTAGGGGCTGTTATGTCTTGTACCAAACCATCAAAGATTAGTACAAAATCATCTTTAGGCCAGCTAGGGTCGCCTAAGTAAACTTTAATAGGGCGCTTACTCCACACATATTGCAGGTACTCATCGTGAATACCTGCGGTATTTACAAAATCTAAGCTACCAAAACTAAGAGAAGCTTGGCCACCAGTATTTAGAGATTCGCCAAAGCTTAAGCCGCCGATTATGGAGGCATTATAACTTTGATTGTTGCCATAGTAGGCCATATTAGACAGAAAGAAGTCGGAAACTGGTGAGTTTCCGACTTCGGTAATATCTGCTAAAATGCATTTAATATGACCTGGCGTATTAAGCCAGGTCACCATTTCTGTTACTGTTTTCATTTAATAGTAGCCTTATTCTGAATACGGGTTACTTGAACAGTTTTATCAGACCCATCATTAACTGCTTGTGCAATTTGCTCAGTGTTACGTTCAGTAGCTTGAGCGTTCATTACAGCACCATCAGCAACTGTACGTTCCAGACTATCAATCTTCTGATTTAGCTCACGAATCTGAATACACATATCGCGAGTATAATTATCAGTATCAGTTAGTCTGGTCATTAGTTTAAAGTTATCAGCCATTGGAATAATACGTTCGCCACGATGAATTTTAGCAACCATATCGTTTGGAACATAATTAGTACCAACCGCAAAGCCTGGAGGAGTGTATCCTGTTGCAGCTAGAGCAGAGTTAGCGGCTAAATACGCTGACATTAAATTAGCAGTTGACTGACTTGAGGCTTCAATATTTTGTAGATACTTGTTTGAATCTACCAACTGTGTTAGTTGCTTTTCAGCATCAGTCTGTTGTGTTTCTAGTAGTCCGCTGGTAGTACCGACGTAACCTAGAACGGTATTAAAGTCTGCAGTATACTGTGAACCACTTGCAAATAATTCTCGGCTTAGTGTTAAGAATTTATCAGTTTGACCAGATAATTTGCCGATGGCAAGATTACGGACGTCTTCTTCTTCTTTAGTCAGCGGCTTTGAGTTAATTGTTGATAGTAGGTTATTAATATCAGATTTTGCAGCGGCATACAACTGACTTGTAGTCATTGTACTCTTATCACCACTCATTAGAGCATTTTTATAGTCACTTAAACTTTGAATCTGCGATTTAATTGTTTTTGTAACATTCTCTAAGTTAGTTTTAAGATTTTTAGCGGCTGTTTGTTGCTCTTGTAACGCCCAAATTTGCTTTTGTAGTGCTTGGTTGCTTGCATCTAGCGCATCTAGTTCTTTTTGGCGCAACTTAACAGTATTGCCCTCTAGTTCTAGTAGTTTATTTTGTAGTCCAGCTCGTTGGTCTGCAATCTTTTCTTCGGCTTTAAACACTTGGTCTATGCCAGGAGCAAGTTTCATTAAAGCTTGATAAGTTTCTGCACCGCTTTCAGTGGTAGTATTTAAACCTCTGACCAAGGCAACAAACCCTTCGCGACTAATATCAGTACTAATTTTTAGTCTTGTTAATTCCTTATTAACAGCATTTTGTACAGGTACTAAACGTTCAGACTCACTTAAAAAGTTACTACTAAAAAACTCATACTGACTTACAAAATCTTCTAAGCTGCCTGCTGCCTTAACCATACCTTCTGTTATATCGAATAAACCAGTAACTATACTAGTTATACCTATATTAGTAAGTATTTGTTGAATTTTAGTGTTAGCATCGACAACTCTAACGACAGTAGTTAAATACTCTTCGCCTGATTTTTGGTAATCCTTAAAGCTTGCAAACAGTATTCTTGCAGCATCGTCTAGTTTGCTACCAATTACAGCATTTAACGCAGCAGTAATTTCATCTGCTTTTAACCCTTTTAAGTCTATGTCGCCTTCTGCACCAAAACTTATTGAGTCAAATACAGAGCTTACTTTTGCTTCTGTAATTCCGGCTATACCACCTACTTCTGTAAATAGGTCTTTAGCGTTAGTAAATATCTCTTTGATTGAAGTAGCTATGGCACCGTTTATAATGTCATACTCTCTGGTTCTTGTAGTCCAATCACTATCGCTACCAAACCAACCACCGTCCTCGTGGAACTGTCTTAGTACGTCTTTGTATTGTTTAACACCGCCTACAGTATTATCAATTAATCCCGTTAAGCTACCACGTAATTCTAATCCTGCACTTTCAATAGAAGCACTCATACTAGTACCGCCACCAAATATACCACCAGCCAAGCCACCTAGTATACCCCCAACTAGGGGTATATCGGACAACATACTTGATAAGTCGCCTTTTTCTGATATTGTTCCTGCTAGAGTACCGAACTTTGTGCCGCCTTGGCGAAGGCCAGGAATTGCGTATAATGCTTGAGCAGTACCTGTTAGAGCATTAGCAACTCGTTGGAATGATTTTAATAACTTGTTATCATAATCTAGTCCGTCAATAGAGTTATTCTTAATAATTTCTAATGACTTATTAATGTTATCAACTTTAGCCTCGCTATCACCAAACACTCCACCACCAGTTTCAACTTTGTTACCGTTAGAGTCGTAAGTTGTTCCAGTTCCTTGAGTTTCTTGGCGCTGTTCGCTGTTCATTGCAAAACCTGCGCTTGAACCACCTCCTCCACCAAAACCAATACCTAATTGACTTAGTAATCCTGCTACAACTGCGGCTGTTGCTGCACCTGCGGCAAGGTTAAGAGGAAACGGTACGCTTGCAATAGCTTTTACAACTGCAGCAACACCGTCTACGCCAGCTTCTGCTGACTTAGCCATAGATTTAGTAATAGATGCGTGAATAGACACGCCCATTGCCCAAACTTCCATTGCAGCTTCTTTTACCCACATGGCCATCTTGTACATGTGCATGGCTTTTTCCATCTTGTCTAAGACTTTGTAAGCTGCAGTTTTTTCATTAAATAATTTCTTAGTAGCGTTTAAACCTTTGATACTATCATTAATTTCAGCTTTGGCATTTGCGGATCTTACAGCACCAAGTGCTTTTTCTGCACTTGCACGCTCTTGTGGGCTTGCCTTATCAAGAGCTTTTTGCGCTAGTTCTTCTGCTTTTGCGCGTTTCTCGCTTGCGATTGCAACTTCAGTAAATGTAGTTGCAACATTACCTAGTTTATCACCAACTTCACCAAATACTTCTTTTAAGCTAGAGGCAAAACTAGTGGCATCAGCAAGTTGCGTATTCCACTTTGCTTGTTGTAGAGCCGCTTCTTTTGTTATGTCTGCAATTTTTACTCTTGCGGCATATTGAGCTTCTAATCCAGAAATAGTGTTATTTGTAATAGTTTCTTGATATGCAAGACCTTGATTAATTTTCTCAATGCTTGCTAAAGTTGCTCCGGTTAGTGCTGGGTCGCTCTCTTTTAATGCAGTAATGCGGGCTTCAGCTTCTTCTCTGGACTTATTTAAAGTGTCCTGAGCTTGTTGCATAGATACTGTAGTTTCGGCTAGTGCACGTTGCTTTTCTACACTATTTTGCTGTATTGCTACGTATTCACCGGCCATGTCATATAGTGTACCATAGGTATTTACTTCGTGACTTAAGATATCCAGTCTGGCCGCACTTTGTGTACGCTGTAGATCTTGAGTTGATTTAATTAGGTCGTATCGCTTACCGATTTCTTCAATTTCTAGCTGTAAATACTTTTGACGAGTTATGGCACCTTGATTATCGAGTTCAAGCTTTTGACGATTACGTACAAGCTCTTCTTCTTTTTCTAGCTTTGCGATCTCTATAGGATTACCAGATGCGCGAATTCTTCTATTTTCAATCTCTAGTATTTCTAAAGCTTGTTTCTTTTGTAGTAGTTGTAGTTCTAGAGTGCTCTGCTGGTTAACACCTATTGCAGTAGTTACGCCAGCAATGCTAGTTAAAGTATTTAAACTACCTAACTCTGCTTGTAAAATGGCAGACTCTAATCCACTTATTTTTGCTACTTCTTGATAGCGTGCAGTAATTATGTTTAGTCTGTCAGTTTCAGCTTGTGCAGCTGCTTGGCCTTGAGCCCCTACTTTAGCCATTTCTTGCCCAGCAGTTGCCTGTCTTACACCAATAGCCTTAGATTGCAACATTGCGCCTGCAGTATCAGATAAGCCATTTTGTTTTGCTACAGCAGTTAAGCTTTTCTTGTCTAAAGATAGTCCTTTATCTAATACCTCTTTAAAAGCTTTTGTTGCGGCTAAATTATCTGCTGCATTTTGCTTTTCTTTAGGTGTGCCGGACTTACCCATTTTTTCGTCCAGTGCTATTGCATTGGACTCATCGATAGCAGCCTTTAGTTGCTCTTGAGATAGGATTAATTTGATGTTGCCATCGATAGCTTGTATTTGTAGATCATAGTCTCTTTGATTTAGTTTAGCTGTTTGTTCTGCTAAATTAACTCCTGATAACCTTCCAAGCTGTGCCTTAGCTAGCGCTAAAGCTGCCTTATCCTGTGCATCTCCCAGAGCTCGTGCTATGTGTTTAGCTCCCTCGTCAAAAGCATCTCCCATACCTTTAATAAATAGATTTCTTGCTCTATCTATTACACTTGTATCTAGCTTGGACTGCTTATCGTCTAACGACTTCTTTAAGTCATTTAACTTTACTAGCTCCGCTCTTGCTTCTTTTGCTTCTGATGCTATAGCATCTTCTGGCCAGTCTACTAAAAATGCTTTTTGTTTTTCGATCTCGGCAGTAACCCTATTCTGCTCGTCCGCTATTGATTTGGATGCGGCTGATACAGTTTCAAACTCTTCGCGTATACCTACAAATTGATTAGCAAAGTCTTTGCCAAATAAAGCAACTTTTTGTGGATTTTTTGCCAATTCGTCAAATGCGGCATTAATTTCATCAGCACCACCAGCAACAGCTACTGACATATCTCTAGCCATTATCTCAATACCTGCACCAAATTTAAATAGTGGCGAAGTGGTTGCAGTAGAAACTATAAACTCTTGGTATGATTTATAGGCACTATCTGAGCTAGTTTTAAACGATAATAATCTTGAAGCTGTATTACCTAGCTCAATATTTAAGTCTTTTAATATCTTTACGGCAGAAGATTTTGTTACATTATCCAAAGACGCAAAAGCCGCTTCAACAGTTGCAGCATCTAAACTACTTACCTTTAAAATGGTTTTTAGTTGCTTACTGGCTTCTCCGGCAAGAGGTGTCTTATTGAGTGCTGCCATGGCTTCTTCAATTTGCTCACCAAATTGTTTAGCACCTTTGCTAACAACGTCTCCACCCCATATCTTTTTAACTCTATTTGTAATACTGTCCCAACTGTACCCTTTTAACTTATCTAAGGCCTTTGTAGTTGCTTCTACAGTATTTTCGGCTGTTGCAGCTATTTCTACAAACGCTGTTGACAGAGAGTTAATTCCTTGTATAGTACCTGAAGCAAACCCACCTTGTTTATTTAGGTAGGCTACTGTACGGGACATATTTTCTATAGCACCATTACCGGCATCTATAGCCTTTCTAAACGCTTCCATCTCTTTATTATTTTTACTTAATAAAGCATCTAGTAGGCCGAATACTCCGGCAGCCAAACCAATCCAATTCATTAAAGAGCCTAATGCAGCACCAACGGTACTAAGCACGCCACCAAGAATAGCTAATGCACCTCTTGCTTTTAATGCAGCAAGTTCAAACTTGCCCATTGTTAGCCCTGCCTTAGAAATTTCCTCTTTTAGCAATGACCAAGCTCCCGTAGTACCTATTAGACTAGCATTATATGCTGCATTAGATATGATGGTGCGCTTAGTGGACTCAGATACGGCCGCATTAGCAGCGTCAATTGTTAGCTTTTGTGTTAGAGTAGCTTTACTAGTATCAGATGCTGCTTTTTCTAGTGCTTTCTCTGCAGCAATAGATGCTCTGGTAGATGTTACAATATCCATCTGTACTTTGGCTTGCTCTCTTAGAGCAGCTATTTTTCCAGAATCTCCGCCTTCTTTTTCTAATTTTGTAGCTTGCGCTTCATAGCGCTTAGAAGACATAATAGTTTTAGTAATTAAATTGTCAACTTCTTTTACGTTAGCTTCTGTAAAATCAGTAAAATCCTTTTGCATTAACTTATAGCCAGACGTAGATGTACGTACACCTTTTTCGCGTAGTGCATTCATCTTTGCTTCGGCTTGAACTACTGCGTCTAATTCTTTATCGGCAATAGATTCTAAACGTTGTAGATTAAATTGTTTTAACTTAATCTTTGCTTCTTCAGCATCTTTTGTCTTTTGTACTGCCAGAGCGGTTGCTTTGTCAGCAGCATCCGCTAAACCAGCCTTAAATTCACCAATAGCTGGTAGGGCTCTTTTTACTAAGGCAATACCCAATAAGCCGATTGCTGCAGCAAGTGCAGTCGGGCTACTAGATAGCAAGTTTACAAACGGACCTACGACCGAGTTTATACTTTCTAGTATTTGTTGTGATAGGTTCTTTAGTGAAGAAAGTAGCTTATCGTATGGATTAGAGGCCAGATCACCTAGCTTACCAAACTTTTCTTCGCCCTCTTTTAGAACAGCATTAGCAAAAGCTTGGCGTCTTTCAAAGTCAGTTAATTGGCTTGTGGCTTTACCTACCTGTAAAGAATAGGTGTCTACCGCTGGACCAATCTTAGTCATAATACCAAGTTCGTCCAATAATTCTGGCTCTAATTTAGTAATACCACGACTTAGGCGACTTAGTGCATCAGGCATAGCTACGCCAAGCGCCATACTTGCATTTTTAGCTACTACTGCCATGCGCTCAATATTTGCTGAGCTCATACCTGCACTAGAGCTTTGGGCAACAGCTTTCATACTTTCTTGAAAACTGACTGCTCCATCTGTTAAATCTACTAGGCGCTTACTTAAGCCACCTAGGTTTCTACCTGTAGCTGCACCTAATTGGTCTAATCCTTTGACCATATTAGTTGTATCCATAGCATCACTTAATGCACGGAATGCTGCGCTAACGGCGAACAAGTTAGCCGCATAGGTAGCGTATAGGCGAACTAATCCACCCAAGCCCTGTGATTGGTTTGCAAAGTCACGAGCAGATGCTCCAGTTACTCCGGCAGTGCCGCGAGCGGAATTATACTCTGAGTCGCTCATTAATTGCGAACCAGAGGGTTTAGCTTTTGCTGCTGCTACACGGGAACCATTTGTACCTCCGGCAGCTAACGTTTTATTAGCACGTTCAGCATTCTTGGCTAATGCTTCTAACTGCTTATTAACAGCTGCGGCTTCTTTCTCGGTTTTTGGTAAAGAACCATTAGAACTTACTTCAATACCGACTTTTATTTTGTCATTACTCATGAACTCTCCCAGCATTATATCTCTACAGTACGAAAGCTGTAGCAAATATTTATAGATGTCCCTCATTATATCATGGGCGCTGGCTAATGTCAAACCAAAAAATTTCAAGCAATAAAAAAGCCCCCAACCGTTAGGCCGAGGGCTTTTTATCGTTAGCTTGCTTTACTTTTTCATTTATTAGTCGCTTACGGATATTATCCATAGCACGTATAAATGTCAAGTATATTAGTCTATCTTCGTGTGGAATATCATAGACATTCAATAGTTCAAAAACTATTGTAGTGTTCTTGCCTTGATAAGTACCACTCATTCCATCCCATATGTCGCTCATTAAGAAATAGATATTAAATACCTGCTGAATTTCAATAGGAAAGTCATCCATTTCTATAGGTATTTCTGAGTCAACGGGCTCAGTACCTAGCGCTTCACACATCTCAAAATACTGAGCCTTAGTCATACTAACGTCAGTATTTTGAAAGTAGTTTTCCAGAGAACTAAATATTAGCTCTGTTTGCTCGTCGAAAAGTTTCCCAAGTCTGTGACCTGTTCACTGATAAAACTGTCAAAGCTGGTAGAAGCTTTCATTAATGCAAGAGCATTGTCTTGTGTAAACTCTAATTCGGTGTCTTCTTGACCGGCGACTACTTCAACAGGAGCCAATTGTTCAAGGTAAGACATTTTAAGACCTTTCCAGCCTTTGATAGAGTTCTGAACGTACAAGTCCAAAAACAATTCATCGTTGAGTTCTTCAACAGGTTGGCGATTCTTAAATGTAGTCTTAGTTGACTTTTTACGAATTGATTGTAAAATTTCACGGCTTAGGAAACTAATAGTAATTTCGAAGCCTGGCATACCTGGATATTCAACCACATTGGTTTTACTAGGTACGAGCATTGATTTTAAAGAAAGTTGAGACATTATTGCCCTTGTTATATATTTATATGGATGGTTAAAAAGAGATACCGGTGATCAAGCCGGTATCTATAAACTAATAACTATTAATTAATAGTTTGTATCTGCTACAAAGTAGCGAACTTCGACTTCGTTGTTTGAACCGATATCGAACGCGCCAGCACTTGAGCCTTGAGCAGTAAATCCGATTGTAGTCGAAATAACTTGTTCAGTAGCAATTGTAGGAATTTGTAACACAACCGCTGGCATTACTAAGTCAACACGAGTACGAGCACTTGCTGTGCCGCCGATACTCATCTTCAAGTTGTAAGCTGGGTTAACGTCGCTGATACTTGCTGTAATTAGAGCATTGTATAGAGCCGTTGCGCTTAGGTTACCTGTACGTAAATAAGCATTTACAGAACCAGTAACAGAGCGAGTACCTGTAAAGTATGTAATTGGAGTATTTACAACACCTAGGTTTGAAGGAGTTAAATAGGTTACGTTGTTGCTGATTGTTACAGAACCACCTGTTAGGGCGATATCGTAAGGACCAACTGTAGAACCATTAATGTCCTTGTATAAAGTAACTGTACTTAGTTTGTTAGCTAGGTAAGCAGCTTTTGTATCTTTTAGTGTAGCTTCACCGATAAAGATGCTATCGCTAGGAGATGTAGCAACAGTCTTCTTTAGACCTACGTTGTCAGACAATGTAGTCTTACCGAATTGGCGAATAGCACTGGCTTTACCAGCCCATTGAATCATAGCGATTGTGTCTAAGCCGAAATCCATTGTTGCAGAGTCCATAACACAGTTGTCGATAACAAATGTGGCGTCATCCAAACAGATGATTAGACCGAAAGGCAATAGTTGGTTCTTATTAGATTGTGCTAGTGTAGCTACGGCATAAGTAGTTTCGCTAGTGTTTGAAATACTGTCATTCCATGCAGTAGTACCAGTAGAGTTGTAATCTCCGCTTAAGGCAACTTGACCGAACATAGCGTTCCACAAGTGTCTTTCTTCTGCTGTAACTTGGTGAGTACCTTCAGCACTTTGAGCATCACGAGGACGAATATAAGTACTAAATGAGAAGTCAACAGGCTCTAACGCAGTGTTGAAGTTACGTTGACCACGGTTAGGTGTTCCACCCGCTTCATTTAGCGTAATTGTTTCTGTTGTTGTATTTTGGGTAAAACTTAAACCATCCAATACCTGAAGCTCGAATGTATCGGTAGTAGCCATATCAGGACCGGCTCCGGCACCTGTTTGAACTACTCCAAAAGCGTCAACCTTTGTGGTAAAGAATACTCTGGCGTTACGAATTAAATTAAATGCCATTTCATTTCCTTTTTAGTTAATGCTTTAGTACATAAACTAGACATTTATCTGTTATTAGTACTTTAGCATGATTGTTTACATGACCTGATATCGGACTTGTAAATTAATTTCACCGATTGCATAAGGATACAATAAACCCTCATCGGTAGTAATACTTTGAATCAAGATTTCCGTTGTCTCAAAGTTGTTGGTACTATCGTACACCAACTTACGGTTCGCGTCTATGCAAGTTTCTATGTCTTGTAATAGTAGTTCAAGTTGTTCTTGACTATCATCACCTTTACAGTATACTTTAACGGAGATACCCAAGTAACCCCAAGCAAAACCGCCTGGGTGATATTCTCTTTGCTCCATGCCTGGTGTTGCGTAAACACTTGGGAAGTCGTTTACTTCATCCCAAAATTTCAGCTTAGGGTATGCATTACTAAATAGATTAGTACTATAAGGTGCTTGCCCGTTAATTGTGTTAAGTTTTGTTGTTAATGCGGTAACTATTGATGTTCTACGACTCATACTACTACTGCCCTTAATCTATTTGTTACGTGTTCAGCAGCAATTTCACGAATCGATGCACCTATTAGTAGTTTAGGGTCTCTTGACTTTGGAATCTGATGACGACCGCCGTCACTAAAAGTTGCGTACGGATTTTTCATGTAAGTATAGAAGGCGGTTATCATACCGTCTCTGGACTGTGATAGTCTTAATACTTCTGCGCTGCCAGCAAATCTGCCTGTTCTGTAGTTTAATACATTTCTAGCACTGCCGTCACCCATGTTTGCACTAATGACGTCTTGTAGGTACGTATTCAGTAATATCTGTAGACTGGTTAAATTAACCAATGCTTCTGGAGCAAGTTCTGGGGCTTTGGAAAGTCCCGCTGCTTTAGTATTTACTCTACGTGTTTTCTTTTGTGTAACTTTTGCGTTATTGGTTTTATGCTTTTTAAGTTTGGCCTTGCCATTCTTAAGAGTACCAATAATACCGTCCCGAATGTCCTCAAGAATAGTATTAGACCCAGGCACATCCGTTAGGTTAATTGACAAAGCCATTTGGGCTGTCAATTTATTAAAAATCTCTAGTTCACGACTACTAAACGTGTTATTCTTTTTTTCAGTGTGTAGTGTTACTACTACGTATCCAGTACCTAGAACATCTCGCGCAGTGCTAATAGCCTCTGGGGTAGTGTTCTTGAAATCATAAGATATACTGCCTTGGATATCATATAGCTCTTGAATAGACTGTTGTGCTATTTTAGCTAATCGCTGATTTCCGTTGGACATTGATACTTGAAGTACGGCTTGTAGCTTTTCTTCAAGTGGTGAGGTTAAGTTTTCACTGCCTGAACTGGGTATGTGTCCAATGTCTACTTTAGAACGTACAGTCTTTTTAACGTCTCCACTAGGTATACCAGCTTTATTAAGTACGTCTTGGTATCTAGTAGTCTCTCCAAAACGCGAAGACTTAAGTCTTGGGTCTTTGGATATATTCTTGGTAACAAAGTTACGAATAGCGTCGAAATTTTTTCCAACTACAAAGAAGCTACTACCGGAGTCTATTAAAACTGGGTAAGGCTGTGGGTTACTGGCCGAGAAGTAGTTTTGCAACTTAGGGTCGCTTAAACTGCTGTAGGTACGTTTACCTAGGGCTTCTCTAACTACTGTTTGTAGGTTTGCGTATACTTTGTTGAATACGAGTAAATCTCTTTGGGATACAGAGTTGCCTCTGTACACGTTAACTTTTAAAGCCTCGTAGCTTAAATCAAGAACCGTAATCCTAGCGTCTAGCTCGGGGCGGTAATCCTTGTATAAGGCTTCAAAAAGTTCGGGCGCTTTAGCCTTTAGTTTATCTTTTAAGCCTACTTTAGCCATTAGGTATAATCCGCTCTATATAAGTCTAGTATACGGCGAATGTGTGCAGGTAGGTTAGTACTAGTAAGGTACTCTACCTGCATTGTATTGCTGCCAGGAGATTTTGCGCTGTGAATAGCGCTATCATGTCTGCGGTAGTAAGATACTAGATCTAGTACGGCTGCCTCTAGGTCACCAGGTACGTCATCATATCCAGCTGTATAAACTACCTTGTAGCCTCTGATCAACTTAGGAAAATATCCTGTGGAGTCTAAAGACAACACTGTATCATCTTCTTGAACCCAGTCTTGATACTGAGTTAAATTTGTCCAGGTTTGTCCGTAGTCTGTACTACCTTGTACATTAACGATCGTAGCTACAGGCGACTCTGCTAAGATAAATTTCTTAACGCCGCCATTGAAAATTTCTGTTTTTGGGTCTACCCAATAGTCTACAAACGATCTATTGCAGTAGTTTTTTACTAGCTCGGAAACTTTTGGAATAATGAAATCAATTACAGCATCTTCATTAGTACTCTTAATTCCAGCATAGGCCTTATAGTCTGCTTTTGTTGTAAGATTTAATCCCATGTTTACCTCTCTTGTCTTTTAAATAGACTCAGCGAATCTATTTAAAAGACAGGGCTCGAAAGCCCTGTCAATATTACTTAAAATTAAGCAATGTAACGTAGTGCAGAAACGCCTGGACCGTAGTTATTTGTAACTTGGGTCATACCGGTACGTAGGCTAGCTACCATTACACGGCGTTGAGTTTCAACTAGTTCTTGTGTATCAATGCGTAGACCGCGTTGGTTACCAACTAAGAAGTTAGCAGGAGCAAGTGCGATAGCACCAGCAGCGCCAGCAGCTCTGTCTTCGAATTCACCAGAAACGATAACTGGGCTATTACCAATTTGACCAATTTGGCCAGTTAGCAATGTAGCTTGTGTACCGACTTGGTTCATTGTTTGGAAGACAGGGTCGTCTAATAGGTTGTAGTACACGTCTTGAGAAACAACGAATACAACTTCTGCTGGGTCTAAGCCCCAAACACCTAGGTCTTGACGCATTTTGCGTAGTGTAGCAACTGTAGCAAGTGCGTTATCGCTAATATCTAGTGTAACAGCGCTTGATACGTCTGCACCGACCAAACCTTTAACAGGGTCAGCACCAGATCCAGAACCACGTAGGAATGCACGGTCAACACCACGAGCAACACGGCGAACCATAGCGTCACGAATGATAGGCATAATAGCGATCAAGCTATCTTCTTCTTCTTCGTAAGCTGTGTATTCGTTAGTAGCAATCTTATATGCGTTTAACGTGATTTCTTTTAGTTGGTGAGTTTGAGTAGCACCGGCTGAAGCACCTGCAGCGCCTAAAGCAGCTGGAGCTGTACCGAACTGTGCGTTAGTTACCCATGTTGCAACACCAGCTTCTGGGTTAACAGGGATAGTCATAACGTTAGTTTGCATTGTGATGTTGCGTAGCAATGGAGCAACAACTAAGCGACGGCGAACTTCAGATTCTAGATTTAAAGAAACTTCTAATTCCCATGTAGCGCTTGGAACGTGAGCACCAAACTTTTGAACCATATCGCGGCCAAAAGCTGTAGACTCTAAGCTCTTACCAGCCATTTTAGCTAATAGAACAGCCTTTTCTTTGTCGCCATATTGCATGCCACCAGCATTTTTGCCGTCAGCAAAGCTCATTTTTGACTTTGTGATTGCTTCGATTTCAGCTGCTTTTTCTTTTAGAGCAGTTTCTAAACCAGCGATAACTGACTTAGTAGATTCGTTAGCATCGGCTAGACGTTTTTCAACTTCTGCCATTAGTTTCTCAGCACCAGATTGACCTGATGTGATAACCGCTGCTTTGACTTTTTCGTCAAATTCAGCTTGTTGTTTTTGTTTTGCGGCTTCTTCAGCTGCGGATTTGGCTTGCTGTTCAGCTAGTGCCTTTGCGGTTTGCTCAGCAGCTGTAGAAGCGGCTTTTGCCAACATTTGTTCTAGTTCTTTTGGATCCATGATGTTCCATTCCTTATTAATATCGCTTTTTGCTTCCGTAGAGGATTCTAGCCCTTTAGCTGACTCGCTTTTGGGTGCAAATTGCATTTTGAAAGATTTAAATTCTTCAGCAGTATTAAATGCTTTAGAAAGACTGAAAATTGTATTTTGATTCGCTGGTACTGACACAACAGATATTTCGTGCAATTCCAGTTCTTTCACTACAAACAGCTCTGCTGCAGCATTATATTCAGCATCTACGATGCGGAATCCAATACTAAACGCAGTTAATACGCCGTCTTTTACTAAACTGAACACATCTTCCGCTGCCGCAGAGATTCTGGCTTTAATCCATAATCCCTTTTCGTCAATCTTGTGTTCTACCATCCTACCGATTGGCTCGCAATGTTCGTGATAGGCAAGAATTACTGGATTTTTCAAGTAATTCTTCATACCCGCTTCCCAAACACTGGTCGGTACAATATCGCCTTGCCTATCAACATCGTTGGTACTTGCGTAACCTTCGATCATGATAGAATCAATAATGTCGCCTTTGGTAGGTAGATCGCCACTTTTTGTGAATGTACTTGTTAGCGTAAGTACTTTATTTTTATCTACCATATTACCCCTTGTTATTCATTAGTGGAGGCGGGACGTCCTCCCTGAGCTGGGTTAGCAGCTGAACCTGCAATATTTGCAGGTATTCTTAAATCGTCATGGCCTGTGATAACAGGATAACGTAATTCTTGTCGTGCTTCGTTAGCAGTAATAATTCCTGCATTAACTAGTGTTGAGTGGTATGCAGCAATATCTTTTAATTCTGGTTGTAGTGCGGAAACTGAGCTTGTGATTGCTTCAATGTCATAACCGTAATATCTTTCTAGTGCTGACGTAAAACGTCGAACAATAGGCATTACCGTTTCTAAGTAAAATAATCTTAGGTTTGGACTAATGTTAGCATTGTTACCGCCCTGCAATAAGATAGGAGGTACGCCGATTGCTTGCATAATAGTCTCGGCATGGGTACTCATCGACTGATCGAAGTCCATGTCCTTGAAATTCGTATTTGATATAGAGTGTGGCTTAAGTCCGCTATCTAAGATAACTGGGCGCTTACCACCTGCTTTAGCACTATATCTTTGTAACCAGTACTGAATAGTCTTTTCTTTGGCAACTTGTGAAAGTGTGTTGTCGCTAGTTAGTACTAGACCGAACACGGCACCGTTATCAAAGAACTGGTCTTGGAATTCTTTCATTGCATACAGTAGATTAATCGACTGGTCTGCTGATTCAAGTCTTGAACTACCACGGTAGATGGACTTAGAATTAATATCTTTAAAGTGGAATATTTCCGACTCTTTAAACTCTGTTAAACCTTGGTATAAATAGCCAGCAATATACGTTTTAGTATCTGGCATTATTTGTACGTTAATTGCTGGAAGGTGGTACATAAATACACCGTCAAAGTGTATGAATACGTTACCTTCTAGTACCAAGTCTTGGAATATCGCCATGCGAAACTCTTGTGCACTTTGGTATGGGTTAGGTCTAAAGTTTAGTAAATTGATTAGTTGTTTTTGGCGAATACCGCTAACAATGCCTTCATTTAATTTATCTTTTACATCGTAGTCTAGGCTAGCGCACGCGGACACTAGCATGTTGACCGAACGATTTACGGACTCAAGCTTTTGAAAAGCGGTTTGATATCCGATTTTAGCGGTAGTACCTATGCGACTACCGTTTTCTTGTGCAATTCTTACCTGAGCTGGGTTAAGCTTTTCGCGAACCCAACTAGTACTTTTTGTAATCCAGTTCATAATTTCCCTTTAGATAAATTCTGAGAAAAAACTGCCTGAACTGGTTTTGGGTATGGCACGGCCACCGTTTAAATGTTTTTCACGCTGTATCTCGATCCATCGAGCCTGTTTCGGTTCTGAACCAGGTTTTGGAGCTTTACCATAAACACCATGAAGCGCAACGTGGTGAGGATTACAAAGGGTGTAAACCTGCACATACAGCTCGTCGTGATGCTCTGCAATAAACTCGTCTCTTACAGCTAGAATACCATCATCGGTAGAAATGTCATAGCCTTTTTGTTCGGCCCATCTTTCCAACAGTATGGTAACGGAGTGTAGGTGATGTAGTTCAAGATCTGCTTGTGTATCACAGATACAGCAGTGGTCTTGCTTTTCATAAGCTGCTTTAGCTCGATCACGTACCCATTTTACTGGTATCCGTTTGTTTGTGTTTTTAGCCATTTACTTTAATGTTGAGCGCAACATCCAAGAGTGTTTACGGTGTGCATCTTGACGATCTGCAAAGAAGTTCGATAGACCGTAGTCACCCATTTCTTCAGCAGCTAAAAATGCGGTTTTAAACATTTCTGCCAACATATCGCTGTCTAGCAATAGTTCTTGTGTCATTTGCATACCATCAACTGTACCGGTCTGACCGCGTACATCCGATAGTTCTTCTAGAAGTGTAAAAGCAGCAGGAGCATAAACTCGTGCGGCTCTTAGTTGTTCGGCAAACGTATCAATCGAACCACTAACTTCTTCGTAGATGTGGCCAAAAAATTCGTGATACTGCGGAAATAAGTAACCTTCAACGTTCCAGTGAAAGTTCTGCGCTTTTAGGTAGAAAGCATATTCTGACGCAAAAGCCTTTTGTAGTAAATTGTTATATTGTTCTTGTGTCATCTTATTCCTTTATGCCCAAAACTTTTTCTAAGCATGCTTGGTGCAATAACTAGTATTATACTCTATAGGCAGAAAAATGTCAAGGTAATATTTTTACTACCTAGACAGTATAAGTATATAGTGCGTATCTAACAGCGTCAGCCATGTGCGAATACTCATCGTGCAGTGGGCGTTCCTTTTGCAAGTTTTCACGAGTATCCCAGCGATATTGGTCAAACATTGCCATGACATTTGTACAATGCGGAGCAATCTTCAACCTACCCTGTGCCACCAAAGTTTGCACATAGGCAATTCCGGGTAGTACGTCTTTTTTGGCTTTAGTAGTTGACAAATCGTACTGGTAGGCAAGGTCACCTGCAAATTGTGCAGCAGCCGAGTCGATGAAAATTACTTCAACGCCCCACTTTGCACAAAGCTCTTGAAACTTTTCTGCGTGTTCGGCAGTGGTTTTCTCAGCTTCCAAGTACTCGTCAACAATCCAAAAACAATCGCTATTAAAATCATATACTATTACCACAAACGCGGTAGCGTCGCGATAGCCAGGGTCACAGCCAGCAATGGCTTCACCTTTGGTATCAAACGGCATTTGCTCAATGGATGCTTCGGACAGTGCATAGATCTGACCCTCAAACACCGTAAATGAGGCAAGATATTCTTGCTCAAATTCAGCCTTTGACATAGAACGACGGGCTTCAGCAACATCGGACTCAGCCATGCGAGTGTTTTCCGAATAGTCAGCTTGTAGTGAGACCCACTCTGGAAAGTCTGGATTAAATCCACGGTTCCAAAATTGACTAAACCAATTATTACGACCACGTGGCGTTGAAATAAAGATAGCTTTGGAATTGGGCTTGTCTAGGGTAGGACGTAGCGCAACGTTAAATGCAGCTTCACCATCCGAACCAAGGGCAGCTTCGTCAAATATAATTAGGTCATAGCTGCGTCCAACGCAAGAGTCAACTGTTGAAAGCGAACCCATGCGAATAGTCGAACCATTTTCAAGTTCAATGATTTTGTCTTTTAAGTTATCACGGGCAACTTCTAAGTCAAAGTGCTTGATTAGTTTACGTTGTAGCTCAAACGAAATACCAGATAAGTTATAGTTTGGCGACATGATCAATACATTGGAGCCTGGAACTAGGGTCACTAATTGGCCAATAATATTTGCAATGTACGTTTTACCTAATCGGCGCGCAAGCGCGGCACATATAAAACGGTACTTGGGGTCATTGACTGCGTTAATTAAGGCAACCTGTGGACGATTAATCGAATCATAAATGTCTAGGAGCTTTAAGTAGTTGGTAATCGGCAGTTTAATAAAACGTGACTGTGGCGCAAATTCGGTAATAACATCGCACTCGACGTCAGGTCGGCTAATAGTTAACATTAGACCCCTTCACCAGTAATCAATCGCTGTACAAGTTGCGAATATTTCGATCCGTCTAAGCCTTCGTTGATCTGAACGTTTACTTGCTTTTGAGGGCCAGTTCCCGAACGAATTTTCTCCAATTGGATTTCTTTGTCCAGTAAGTCCATGCTCATTTTATGCGATAGTGCTAAGAGTTCTGATATATCTTTTTGCGATCCGGCTTGAGCTTCTTCAAGCTCGGCAAATTTCTGTTTGATAAGTGCGTCCATGGCACGTCGCATCAAGAATCGGTTGTTGTAGCCCGAATCAAAAAATACACTATCAATATAAGCCTTGACTTCACGGCGTTTTAGGTACTCCGTTACGGTTTCAACATCCAAGTCCAATTCGGAGGCCACGGCTCGGGGATCATTTAGTTGAAGATAGCAATTAGCTACTTCCAGGGCCTCGGGGGCAATTCTGACCGTTTCGGCAGGTAGGTTTTGTGTCATAGGTAGATTCCTTTTCGACTATTATATCAGGTTGGGGGTAGGTGGGCAAGTTGAAAATTTTTGTGCAGGTTGGGACGCTTGGGGTAGTTGGGGCGATTTAGGGTCAAGCGCTGGGCGCGGATTTCATGCGCACCTTATTGTGTTTTGAAAAAATACCTCATAGGCCGCATGTGGGTGGGTCCATAGGCGTGTGTGAAAAAGCGTGTCTGATAACCGCCCTGTCTAATACTTTTGTTTCTAATATGTTCTGCAAACAAAGGTACTACATATGTAAACCTTCTACTACTTAGGGTAAACACCTAGAAAATAATTGTAAAAAGACTTGGCAAGGTCTAATTTTGTGATATACTAATCACATGGAAACGAAACAAGACTTCACTAAGGCAAGCGAGCTAATCCTTGCAAACCAAGCAGACGCTCGTAATATCAAGCGTACCCGTGACAATACATTTATGTGTGACGTGGGCTTCTCTACTGTTGTTTATTATGTTATAATGAACAATCAAATTTTGGATGTGATATATGACTAAAAAAGAATTTATAGATGCTATCGGTTTTGCGGCTTGTATCGCTCTGCCTTTTGTGCTATACTTTGTGTTCGTGATGAAACCTTAACCTTGACCTTTCAGGAGAAAATAAAATGACTGCAAAAACTGTAAACTACACCCCAGAGATGACCGCTAAAATGGTTGCTGATTATGCTCAGGGCGCAACTGTTGAATCCATCGCTGAGGCTTTGGGTAAATCTGTTCGCTCTGTTGTTGCGAAACTTTCACGCGAAAAGGTTTATGTCGCTAAGACTTACACCACTAAGACGGGTGAGGCTGTGATTAAAAAAGATGCACACGCTGATTTTATCGGCGAGGCTTTGGGCTTGACTGAGGCGGATACAGAATCGCTCACTAAGGCCAACAAGGTAGCATTGGCAAAGATTGCCGATTTTATCAAGGCCGAAAAAGTTTAATACTTTTGTTTCCAACCGCAAACGAATACTTTTGTTTGCGGTTGGAGGCGCCAATTTTATCACATAAAATTGGGGATTGTCAATAGGTATTTCCCCTAATGTTGTATTTTTACACACTTGAACTTTTTTGCTTTTTTGATGTATAATAATCACATGAACAAACAAGACAGAATTTATGCGATTTGGGGTATGTCGGGCGCATACTATGATGCTATAATGAATTCATGCCCTGCATGGGTTTGGACTGATACAGAATTTGACGACTGGCTTTGCTCACAGATTGGACTTTGAGAATGATAAAATCGGATACAATGCGACTCTTTGAATTAATCTTGCAAGATGAATTCAAATTAAAATCACGAATTAATTTATCAAAAACTAAGGTTTTGCGCTTTGATGGTGATTCGTGCATGGGTATGTATGAGGGTTATAAAATCTCTGCTAAAAAATTCTCGCATAGAATTCGCATTGCGACTTCTGAGGTTAAGACAGATGAGGATTTGTTTACCACATTAGCGCATGAATACGTCCACGCTTGGCAATTAGAGACTGAGCGAGATTTGGGGCATGATACTGATTCTGGTTTTACCGCTTGGCGAAACTATTTCAAAACGTGCTATAATGTTGATATTGTTTCTTTTTGATTGGGTTTAAAATGGCAACTATCGTAATGGATTCGGCAAAGGTTATAGCGGCGTGCAAAGCCGTAATTGCTAAAATTATGGCACATCGTGAAAAATGGGATGAAGCCGCTATTGCTTACAAAATGGCGAGACGTTCGCTAGGCTGGCGCGGGTTTTATTGGCCAACACGCGAGCAAGCGATTAAGGCGCTAGATAATTCCGATTGCTGGGGCTGGCGCTCACAATACGCTTGGGGCGACTTAGACCACGCTAAAAAATTGCTTTTGTTAGCGCAACACGGCGACCCAGTGACACTAAACGAAGAAGATATTATTGTCTTAGCTAAGGGGCTGAAATGAAAATCGGAAATTTTGAAATAAAAGGCGGTAATTGGTATTACAAAAGCATGAAATTGAGAAACCCAATTCTTATTTTGTGGACTTTTCTAATGTTACCTTTTGTTTTCATAACTGTTTATTTTTTAGCATTTTTAATGCTAATTACTGCAAATGATTGGGAAAGGGTTTTAGAAGACAATTTGCCTTTTTAATACTTTTGTTTCCAAAACCAAAATGAGAACTTTTGTTTCTCATTTTGGGGCGCCAAAATTATACCATATAATTTTGGGACTTGTCAAGGGTTTTGCGATTTATTTTCGCTATCGCCCCGATTAATTTTTTCAATGATGAAAATGGTTTTTTGCCGTTTTTGTTGCTATAATCTACACATGAAAACAAAATACACTAAAACCCAATTAAACCGATTTCACAGATTTTGTGACCGCCACGGGCTTGCTTTTGCTACCATTGTGGAGTATAATTCGGCTATTGAACAATTCTTTTCTGAGGGCAAATAAAATGGCTAAAATCTCACGCGTTGCAATTTATGACATGGATGGCACAATCGTTGATTCTTCTCACCGCTACCGCACAATCACGGATGAAAATGGTACGCGAATCGACTTAGACCACTGGCGCGAAAATGAATACCGCGCGATGGATGATGGTTTGTTACCAATGTTTGAACAATACCGCCAAGACTTAGCAGACGAAAATTGTTATGTTATTATTGCCACGGCTCGCGTGATGAATGACCCAGATTGGCAATTTGTAGAAAATATTTTGGGTATGCCCGATTATTTTATCTCACGCCCCAAGGGTTCGGATATTTCAGGCAAAACGCTAAAAATTAATGGCTTGACAAAATTCTTTAATTTGGTAACTTTCAAAAATGCTGAATTTGTTTTTTACGAAGATAATATTAGCTATCTAAAAGCCGTTTGTGATAGGTTTAATATTCGCGGCGTGTATGTGCCAAGCGTTCAAGGCCACTAATCCAAGCCCCGAAAGGGGCTTTTCTTTTTGGAAACAAAAGGTAACATTTTTAAAATGAATACTTTTGTTTCCAAAGGCGCCAATTTTACTAGTAAAATTGCGCGGGAGTCAATAGGGTAAACCCTAATTTCGCCAAAATACAACAAAATAAATTATTTAAATTATTTTAGGTGAAAACGGATTTTTTCGGGTTTTTGTTGTATAATCTTTTCATTGGTTCAAGAGAATCAATCAGCGAATTCCGACTGTATCGGTAATTGGAAACAAAATGGCTAAAAAACAATTCTTTGCGATTCTTGACACTGAAACCACTATTGCCGACACTGTGGCCGATTTTGCGATTGTAATTTGTGACCGCGAAGGCAAAATTTACAATCAATGCGCGGTTTTGGTAAAAGACCAATTTGACGCGCACGAATTATTTTATGATAAAAATGCAAAAGGTTTGTGGTCGTTGCAATATGCAAAAGACAAACGCACAAAATACAACGAAATGCTTAATTCTGGTTCTAGAATGTTAGCTTCTGTTTCTGCAATCAATAACTGGATTAATCAAGCCATCGGCAAGTATAACCCAATTTTGACCGCTTACAATTTGGCTTTTGACAAATCAAAATGCGCAAACACAGGTATTAACTTAGACGGCTTTTCTGAGAACTTTTGTTTGTGGCAAGCGGCTGTTGGTAATGTTTGCAATACTAAAAAATTCAAACAATTTTGCCTAGAAAATCATGCGTTCAATGCCCCGACTGAATTTGGCAATATGACTTTCAAAACAAACGCCGAGATTGTTTGCGGTTTTATTACTGGCGATTTTAAAGATGAACCGCATACCGCACTCGAAGATGCGCGCGATTTTGAATTGCCGATTTTACGCGAGATTATCAAAAAACGCGATTGGAAACAAAAGGTTACACCTTACAACTGGCGCGAATTTCAAACCCGTGACCACTTTCAAGCCAAGTAAACTAGGAATGTAACCCGAAAGGGTTACATTTAATAACATGAGAATTTTGTGGTGTTTTGCCTTGCTGTTGCATTTATACAACGATAAAAAATTAAACGATGAATTTTCTTTTGAATCGTGGTATAATACACTTACAGTAGACGAAATTTATAGGGGTTAAAAATGGAAATTATCGGCTGGCTTGGTTCTGTTCTTTTTGCGTTTTGCGGGTTGCCTCAAGCCGTGGAAAGTTACCGCACAAAAAATTCTGACGGCTTAACATGGGGATTTTTGGGAATGTGGTTTTTTGGTGAGGTGTTTACTTTTGTTTACGTTTTGCCAACACTTTTGTGGCCTTTGGTTTTCAATTATACTGCTAATCTGATTTTTCTTTTAGTTATTTTGTTTTACAAAATTAAACCCACAAGAAACAAAAGTTAACATTTTTAAAAAGCCCTTCGGGGCTTTTTATTTTGCCAAAAATAAAATGAATACTTTTGTTTCCAGAAAAAATTGGAAACAAAAGTATTACATTTTGCGGCGCCAAAATTATACCATAATTTTGGGGTGCGTGTCAAGCAAAATAAATTAACTTATTTTTTGTAGGGTTATTATTTTTGGGCTTTTTTGTTGTATAATTTACGCATGGAAAGAAAAACACTCGAAAAACTGCTAATTGCTGAGACTGCAATTATTTGGGATTCGCTTTGCGAAATTTATCCTAAATTATGCAATTTTAACCCGCCCACAATTAAATTGTGCGGGCGTTTGTGGCGTACCGCTGGAATGTGTCACCAAGACGACAGAATTGTCAAAATTGGTTATAAATTTTTCTTACATTCCGATAATTACTGCAAACAAATGGTTTCACAAATTCTGCCGCATGAGATTATTCATCAAGCCGATTTTGACCTATTCGGAGATTCTGAATTAATTTGTGGGCATGGTCAAAAATGGCGTGAAATTATGGTAAAATATGGGCTTAAACCAGATTTTTATCACACAATGGAGATTTCTAGAAAATGATTACTTTTGTTTCTTGGTTCGGTACTGTTGCAAGTATTTTGGGTTCATTTGCTGTTGCAACCAAAATGTTTCAAATCGGCTATGTTTTGTTTACTTTTGGTTCTTTGGCTTGGCTTTGCGTGGCTTTTGTAAAACGTGATAAAGCCCTTGGCGTTTTGAACGGCACTTTTTTTATTGCAAATTTGTTGGGAATTTACAACAACTTTTTTTAAAAAATCTCTTGAAAATCTGAAAATCTGTGGTATAATTTAATTTTAAAGGAAAATGAAAATGACTAGCAAATCTGTTAATTACACTCCCGAGCAAACTGCAAAAATGGTTGCCGATTATCAATCGGGCGTGACTGTGGAAACAATCGCCGAGAGCATGGGCAAAACTGTGCGCTCTGTGGTTGCAAAATTGTCGCGTGAAAAAGTCTATAAGGCAAAAGAATACAAAACCAAAACTGGCGAAGCCGTGGTCAAAAAAGACGCCCACGCCGATGCAATCGGGGCAATTTTGAAAATGCCCGAAAATGATATTGAATCGCTTACAAAAGCCAATAAAAATGCACTTCGTGCAATTTTTGAAGCCTTGGCAAATTCCAAGCCAATCTAAGCCGAAAGGCTTACAAAGCCCCTGCATTTTGTAGGGGCTTTTTTGTGCCTGAAAATGTATACTTTTGTTTGCAGAATTTTTTGGAAACAAAAGTATTACATTTTGCTGCGCCAAAATTATACCATAATTTTGGCCTGCGTGTCAAGAAT